GGGTACTGGACAGCAGATACGTGGTATCAAACATGGAAACCAACGTCCTACCTTATTAATCTTAGATGACCCTGAAGATGAAAACAATACCAAGACAGCAGAAGCGATGGAGACAAATCTCCGTTGGTTGTTACAATCTGGCGTTCCTTCGTTAGATCCTATCGTAGGTAGAGTATGTGTTATTGGTACTCCTCAGCATGAACGTTGTCTCGTTGAAACATTAAAAGATATGAAAGGTTGGGTTAATATGCATTTTGCACCTGACCTAGAACAGGGAAAAGCATTATGGCCTGAAGTATGGCCCGCAGAAAAACTTATAGAGAAAAAAGAAGAATTAGAAAGTATTAATCGTGTATCTGTATTTTATAGAGAGTATTTGTGTCAAATTACAGGTGATGAAGAAAATTTATTTAGAGCTGAACATATTCAATATTACGAAGGCTATACAGAGACGGATGAGCAAGGGTTGTCGAATCTCATACTGACGACCGTAAATGGGGAGGAAGTAAATGAGATTAGACCTGTAAACATCTTTACAGGAGTCGACCCTGCCTCTAGTACAAAGAGAGGAGCTGACTTTAGTGTAATATTTAATATAGCAGTTGATTATGATGGTAATAGATTTGTTTTGCCCTACTATCGAAAAAGGGCTACCCCACTAGATCTGGCAGATTCTATCATTACAAACTTCAAAGTAAATAGAAGTGCGAAAACAAGGATAGAGTCTGTTGGATATCAGGAAATGTTAAGGCAGTATATTAAAGAAAAGTCTGCAGATGAAGGGTTGTTTATTCCTGGTCTGGAAATAAAAGAAAATCCAAGAACCTCCAAGTCGTATAGATTAGAGAGTTTACAGCCCTTATTTGCTCAAGGTAATGTGTTTATACAGAAAAGTATGCAAGCATTGTTAGATGAGTTGTTATTATACCCACGTGGTAAGCATGATGATTTGTTAGATGGATTCTTTTATGCTAATAAAAACTGCTACAAACCTACCCACGATGGTGCTGATATGGAGTTAGAATATGACGATTATTATGAATATCAGCCAAAAAACTGGAAAATAGCGTAAAAAAGACTTGACAAGTTAAAAAAAAATCCCGTAATTTCATGGGAGTAATTGTATGCAAATAGATCTAGTTAAATATATGTCTGCTTTTCGCAACTTTGCAAAAGAGTTAGATGATGTATTAGACACAAAAATACCAGAAGGGTACATAGAGGTAAATGCCAAAAAGAAAGAAAAGCCAAAAAGCAAGAAGTCAAAACTATAATGATTTAATAAATATTTTTGGCTATGTGCCTGGAAAAATCAAAAAAAATGACGGCTCTACTCACGAAGAAGTAGAGTTATCGCAAGAATTACTCAGAGAATATTCATCGTCCCGTGAAATGTGGGCAGTCAAATACCAAGAAGCAATAGAGTTCCGTGCAGGAGCTCAATGGTCAAATGAAGAAAAAGACGTTTTAGAAGCACGTGGTCAAGCTCCTATTGTAGTAAATCGTATACATCCTATCGTTGAAACAGCAAAATCTTTGCTAACATACAATTCACCTCAATTTCGTAGTACTGCAAGAGAAGATTCTGACAGAGATACAGCTAAAGTCTTTTCTGATTTATTTGCTTGGATATGGGAACAGTCTACTGGTAACGAAGAACTAAAGAAAGTAATTGATGATTACTATGTTGGAGGTATGGGAGTATTTAATGTATACCAAGATCCACAAGCAGATATGGGTAAAGGAGAAGTTTATATCAAATCTATTAACCCGTTAGATGTATATATTGATCCAAATTCTAAAGATATATATGCAAGAGACGCTGCACATATTTTAGTTGCTAAACATTTAACTGATGAGCAAGCAATGCAACTATATCCTGACTTTATGGATATTATTGAAGACGCTTCTTCTCATCAAGCTGACAATGAGGACTATCCAACAACTGATTTAGCAGCAACAGAAGGTCAAATATTCAAAGGCGACGATGATAATGTGTATCACACAAAACGTAAGTTTATTGAAAGATATACAAAAGAAATGCATAGTTACTGGAATGTCTTTGAACCTTTCAATTATGAAGAGTTTTTAATGACAGACGAAGAATATGATGCTTATACTGACAAATATTATATTGTTGTTAGAAAAATTACAGGAGAAGAAGTTATTGTTTCTGATCCTAAGTTGGTTGAAGAAATGTTTAAAACTATTGAAGCTTATGGTACAATGTTTCATTTTGAATTACCAGAACCTGAAATAGACGAACAGGGCAATATTATACCTGCTGATCCTGTAAAAGTTCCTGGAATGGAAGATGAAGACGCTATACCAGGTAGTACTACTGTTTTAATACCTACTACAGTAGGAGAATTGGTTGGTATGGGTAAAATTACAGCAAATGAAATAGAGAAATGTTGTGTTGCTATGACAGTATCTGTAGGAGACAACATGCTTTATCAAAGAGTTTTACCTACTGAAGAGTACCCTATTGTACCTTTAATGAATATACATCATAGAAATCCGTTTCCTGAATCAGATGTAAGACTATTTAGACCATTACAAGAATATATTAATAAAATTAGATCATTAATTATTGCTCATGCTTCTACAAGCACTAACGTAAAGCTGTTAATACCGAGGGGATCAGCTGATATACGCATGATTGAAGAAGAGTGGGGAAGAGCTGGAACCAGCGTTATTGAATTTGACGCAGAGCTAGGTGCACCTATTGTAGCAGGGCCCGTGCCTCTTCCCAATGAATTGTATAAAAACGAAGCAGATGCTAAGTACGACCTAGAATATGGTTTTGGTATTTTTGAATTAATGCAAGGTAGTACAGCAAACGCTCCATCTACGTATAGAGGAACATTGGTAGTAGATGAATTTGGACAAAGACGTATTAAATCTAGAAGAGATGATGTAGAAAACTTTTTAAATCAAGCTGCAAAAGTAGCAATACCTTTGATGCAACAGCTGTATACTGAAGAAAAAGTAATACGCTTAGTACAACCAAATGGAACAGAAAAAGAAGAAAGATTTAATTTTTATAAAGAAATGGATAATGAAGAAGTGCACAAATGGCATGATATTGGAACAGGAAACTATGATATTAGAGTAGTATCAGGTTCTACATTACCAACAAATAGAATGGCATTGTTAGCAACATATCAAGAAATGTATCAAGCTGGATTAATTGATCAGGTAGAAGTTCTTAAGAAATCAGAGTTAGTAGATGTAGAAGGAGTATTAGAACGTGCTGGTCAAATGAAACAAATGCAGCAACAAATGCAAGCAATGGCAGAAGAATTAAAACAAGTCAAAGGAGACTTGCAAACCGCTACACGTGAAGAGTTACATGCTAAGAAACGTTTAGAGGTAGAAAAATTTAGCTCAGGACTTGACAAAGTTAAGAACAGAGCTGAAGCGGCAACTACGATGTATCAAACACGTCTTGCCGATGTTGAACAAAATCTGATAAACTCCGCAAGAGAAGTTGAAAGTGAACAAGTCGCTGCAAATCCTCTTACTGGAGAGTTAGAGTTAGGAGAACAAGAGAATGAGTGATACTCAAAATATACAGGCAACAGAAGTAGAGCAACCACAGGTTGAGGCACCACAAGAGACTGCAGTGGAACCTAAACCAGAAGAAGACATCTTTAATGATATTTTCGGAGATAATTCAAATGAATTCGCATTTCAAACTGGAGAACCTACCGAAACATCTGTCGATGAACCTTCAGAAGTTCCACAATCTGTTGACCCAAAGGAAGATAATAGTCAGTATCAGTACTGGCAAAGTCAAGCAGATAAACGTGCAGCTGAAGTAGATTTACTGAAATCACAAGTTACAGAGTTAATGAAAGCTCAAACATCTACACCTGCAGAACAGCCGAAAGAGGAGACAGTTAAAGTAGAAAGACCTGTTAAACCTCGTAAGCCTGCTGATTATGATCATTCTGAAGCACTGGCTGACCCTGAAAGTGCGTCAGGTAAATACCTGGCTAAACAGGAGCAGTATATGGACAACTTAGCTAATTATATGGAAACAGTAGAAGTTCAAAGATCAAATGCTATG